AGGCTCGTCAATCTAATGATGACGCTGGTCCTAATGTTCACTTAGATCACGCAGAGGATGCTATTTTTGATGAAGGACATGATGGTGGTAGATCTGCTGCCCATTATATTCATTCTTTGGCTAATGGTTTGCGTGGGAAACATGGTGCAGACTTCAAGGTTACGACAAAATATGATGGTGCTCCGGCAATAATATTTGGTGTACACCCAGTTACCGGCAAATTCTTTGTTGGTACTAAATCTGTGTTTGCCAAAACTCCAAAGATAAACTACTCTTTAAAAGACATAGAAAGAAATCACGGAGATTCCCCAGGTCTTGTAACAAAGTTGCAAGCCGCATTTACCAATTTGCGTAAGTTAAACCTCGCCCACGGTGAAGTATATCAGGGTGACATGATGTACACTCCAGATGATATTAAACTAGAAAATATAGATGGTAAAGAGCATTTAACATTCACTCCAAATACTCTGACATACGCAGTTCCTCATGGTGGAGAAGACGCAAAACGAATTGCGGCTTCTAAAATGGGCATTATAATTCACACTGGTTATAGAAACTTTGGTCAAAAAGGAATGACGACAGAGTTTTCGCCAGATTTAAGTCACATTGAACAACATCCCGATATTTGGATGAAAGATGCTCAATTGAGCAGAGATGGTGATAAACAACTTTCTTCCGGTGATCACAAACGAATTGTGGATCATTTAAGAGCAGCGCACAAACATTTAGATGATAGTAAAGATTTTATTGGTGGTGTTTCGGGTCATGGAACACTAAAACCACTAATGAAAATGTTTGTCAATGATATGGTCAAGCGTGGAATAGAAAAACCAACAAGACAACATGTTACAGATTTTATCACAGCAAGACACGATGCTGAAGCAGAAAAATTAAAAACACAAGCGGGTAGAGATAGAGTTCATGCTCGTAGGACAGAATTGCTAAGTCATCTTATGCAAAATGGACAACACCTTGATAATCTTTTGGCTGCACATCATAATATTGCAGCAGCAAAACATGTTCTTATCGGTGGATTAAAAAAGACTAAGGGTATTGCAACATATGCAAGAACTCAAAAACAAAACGCAGATACAAAAGAAATGATGGATCATTTAGAGCCAGTTTCTCCAGAGGGATTCGTTATGATTGATACTGGAACTGGTAAAGCATTAAAGGCCGTTAATCGTTCCGAATTCTCTCGTATGAACTTTGAACGCGGTAAAATGGCACAAATGAAAAAAGAAAAACAACAAGACAAAGAAAACCAAGAAGATCAAGAAGATCAAGAAGGAGATCAAAATGGCTAAAAAAGGATGCGGCTGCGGTGGCCCAAAAACTGGAAATGGTGGTAAGTAATGCTTAAAGCAAAGATGATGAGCATGTTTAAAGATATGTTTGGTGGTTCTTATAGTAAAAAAGATGGTAAGATTTTTTGGTCAAAAGATGGATTTAAAGAACTTGTTACAATTGGTTTCTTAAAACACTTTATTGATAAAAAGAAAGATCCATCAGTATCAGATACAGTAAAACCAGCACCAAAGAAAGTAAAGAAAGATGCAAAAGTTGCAACAAATCCTGAAGTACCTGAAGGAAGCTAAGTCAGTAGGACCTGCTTTCTTGGTTACTGGTGCATTCGGTCCTTATACAAGAGGACATGAAGAAATGGCACGTGCTGCCGCAACACATGCTGCTAGTACAGGTCACAGTCACTTTTATCATGGTATTGGTGCTTCTGAATTAAAACCAGACGCTCCACTAACACATGAACAAAAAACAGAAATAGTATCCGGTTCACATAAGCACATTGCCGGAAGCATGCCCAGAGAACATCGAGGCAGATTGGGATTTGGTGTAGTTCCTAGAGAGCATTCAACTACACCATTTCACCAAATAGGTCATTTAATATCTAAGGGACACAGAGATATTACCGTTGCTGTTGGTTCCGATCAATTGGCAAAAGGTGGATTGAAAGATCAAATACTAAAGCACATAGAAAGACACGGTGGATTTGTTGGTCCAGACAAACAAGTTCATGATGTCACTATTAATTTTCACCAACTTGGTAAACCCAGAGTAGAGGGTGAAATACCAAGAGAAAAATTATTGAAGCAAGTTCGTGGTGGAGACTATACCGGAGTCAAAGCAGGCAAATTGCGCGCCGCTGTTGGCTCTGGTGATGAAGAATTGGCACACGAAATGATGCCACATTCCATAAAAGATAAAGCAGGCTATTTCAAACTAATCAAAGGACAAATGGATGCAGTTCAAAGAGGAATTGACGCCCAACGAGCCGAGAAAGAAGCGAAAAAAGCAGCCAAGACTACGGCGAAGCCAAAAACCAAACCTAAAAAGAAGAAGGTAGTAAAAGAGGCACTACAGCGCATTGCTTCTTTCATGGAAGCAACTAAAGATCCTACTCGTAAAGAGAGAGATCATAGAATGTATGGTTGGGGTAAAGAAGATCCAACCCCGAAACAATTGGCTAATAGAAAGAAGAAGGATAAGAGAACTGTCGCTCGCAGACGAGCAAATGCATCGGGACGAACCCGTAAAGGAGATAGTTCTGTGGAACTGGATCACAAAAACGGTAATGCAAACGACAACAGTTCGGATAATTTAAGAGTTATTTCTAGAAAAACTAACCGTTCTAGAAACAATAACAAATGGCGTAAATGATAAATACATCGGAGATTTAACAAATGGATTTTCATAAATTACGCCAAATTATAAAAGAAGCCTCTTGGAAAGATACACCAGCAGGCAAAAAACTTGCTAAAGCAAAAGCAGATTATGCAAAGCATGTCTCCGATAACTTGGGTGAAGTACCCCCTCAAATGGGTTCAGTTAATGCTAGAAGAAACCCCAAAACAGGCAAAGTTGAGTGGGTAAAAGAAAGCAAAGAAAGCATGCCTTGCAACAAACCAACTCGCTCTACCAGTGCTGGTAAGAAGATGATGGTAAAGGCTTGTGAAGGTGGTCAAGAAAAGATAGTCCACTTTGGAGCAAAGGGATATGGACACAACTATAGTCCCGCTGCTCGTAAGTCTTTCCGTGCTAGACATAAGTGCGGTGAAACGAAATCAAAATTAGGAGCACAATACTGGGCTTGCCGTAAACTATGGGCAGGACCAAAAGGATCAAAGAAATCATGCCCACCAGGCAGAAAGTGTAAGTATTGATATGAAATTCAAACAACTCAGAAGATTGATCGAACAATATGACCTATTCCACACCATCAATGAAGGTGGTAAAGGAATGATGGTTCCCGGCTTGAACAGCAATCAAGCATCTGACGGTAGCGTTGGATTGCATGAACTGGATAAGCCAGAAATGATTGAGCGCATCAATGCGTTCATCGCTGCATTCCTGTCCAATGTCCCACAAGCAGGAACATTAGATCCACGCGGCTTATTGGTTCAACTTCGTGTAGAATTGAATAAGATTGGTTTGGACTTCAAGTATGATGGTAAACACTATCCACAAGAACACATGGAATTCTCTTTGACCCAATTTGGTGGACGCAAGGGAATCGATAACAACGCTAAGAAACTTGAAGATGATGGCATTGAACATCGTCTTGGTCACAAGTTAAAACTTGTAATGGATATGAATCACCCACCAGAGATGGGATTCCATAAAATTGAAGCAAAGGTTGTTTCTGGAGAAGGTGCGGGAGAACCATCACACGATGGTGGTTCCGAAGCAGCATCAACCTATAAACAGGTCAAGGAACAAGTAAAAAAAAACTGAATGAAGAGAAAGACGCCTGTTACTATAAGGTAAGAGCAAGATATGATGTTTGGCCGTCAGCATATGCTTCAGGTGCATTGGCAAAATGCAGGAAAGTAGGTGCAGACAATTGGGGAAACAAGAGTAAGGATTAATAATGGAACTTTTGGTTATGGATGTTTATAAAATAAATGATGATAACTTTTTGATGTTTGCAATGAAACACTACGATAATCCGCAGTGTAAAAACATTGAAGAATTTCACGAAGATATGAATAGAATTAAATACCTGAAGAGATTGTTTAGAAAATATAAAACATCAGGTATATTACGAGAGAGATTGATACTAAACCATTTGATTATATTCACAAATGTATTTGGGATAGAAGCGGCAAGTAGATTACTTTTTTCTAGAATAGAAGAAGATCTTCACACATATCTTAAAACTTTTCTTGTATTTCTTAACAGCATGCCAGAAAACATCCCAGAAGTAGACTTAGTAATGATTCCTTTAGATAGAAGAATAATAACGAGACTCAGAGAAATTAAATGAATAAACAACCCGTATATCTTCTAGAAGATCTCCGTAGGTGGTTCAAGGAAAAATGGACCGCTCAGGATGGTTCTCCGTGTGGAGCATATGAGGGAAAAGGAAGAGTCAAATGTCGCCCATCCAAGAGAGTATCAGGTAAGACTACAAAGACCTGGGGCGAAATGGATAAAAAAGAAAAAAGAAGTGCCATACGATTGAAGCAAAAGGCTCATCGTAGGGGACACCAATTTAGTAGCCACAAAACTGGCGAAACTTGGAAAGGTGATAAGTATCAACCCGAAAAAGTTAAGTCTACTGTGAAAGAGTCTGCTCAAATTAAACCAAACAAAGCAGAAATGAAACAAATAATGTCATATCTAAAAGGATCTATCAATAATCCTAATAGATTTTATTATCTTTTGCTCTTATCTGGTATGAATGGTTCTAAGGCAAATAGTTTATTGTTTGATTTAAAGAATCCAAATCTAAGAACATCTAGTCCGATATTTAGAAAAAGATTGTTAAAACTGCTAAAGTCTATAATTGACGCCATTACAAAAGATCAACTGCTCTACAATAGAGTTCGTTCAATGGCACTAAGTGGTAATCTTTCTCTGCATGAGCAAGAGGGTGCTGCCACTGGTGGCGGAGATGCTGGTGGGGAAAGCGGTGGAATGGGTGGAATGAGTGTCGGTGGTGGATATATTGAAGGAATGCCAGACGCTACACCACCAGAACAAACTTCTGGTCCTGCTTGGGGTTCTTCACCACCACCAAATAAGAAAAATAGAAAGCGTTTAGTGAAACAGTATCGTGACTTTGCCAATTTACACAGGAGACAACCATGATCCCTACAGAATTAATAAGTATGATTGGAGGAGGAGCAACAGGATTCCTCTTCAAATTTATGGCACAAAAGAGTGCCGATCAAAAGCAGATGTTTGAGCAATTGATTAAGGCAAATCAACAAACAACTGAGAACCAAGACAAAGCAGTACAAAGAGTATCAATTGATGCGGGACGAGTTGTTCGTCAAATCATCGTATTGACTGTTCTCTTTGGTGCCTTCGCTGCTCCATTCATTCTTCCATTCTTTGGCGTTCCAACCTTCATTGAAGTTGATGTCAAGAACCCAGAGGGATTGTTTGGTTTAATCCCAGAAACTTCCAGAAAGGTATTCGTTGAAGTCAACGGATTCTTCTGGTCATCTGAAAATAGACAAATTCTTCTAAGCATCGTTGGTTTCTACTTCGGAACCGCTGCTGCAACACCAAGTAGATCATAAGGAGTAACACATGAAATATATTACAATACTATTCTCCGCTTTGGTGCTTGCTGCTTGTGATACCATGCCAGTAATTGTACCGGACAACACAAGCGATAATGTGGTAATGATGCAATTGAAGGATTCGATTTCACAACCAGGTCCAACCCCACCTTCATTTGGTTGGGTTATTTGGTACTTCCCAGTAGCAGTAATCTCTATGATGGCTGCTTGGAGATACCTGATAAAGAAACCAGTGGTATGTGAAGAGGATAAAGATGGTGATGGTTTCGTTGATCCGCAAAAACCAAAACAATAATAAATAAGTAAACTGCGAATTCTTGGTTATGTTAAATCTTTTTGGGGGAGATTTTCATGACGAAAAAAGTAGAATCGCATGGCACATGCGAAGTATGTGCCAAAGCATGTGAAGATGCTAAAGATAATGTAAAGAAACTTCAAAAGAAGTTGCAAACGATGACTATTGTTACTTGCGTATCCATCACGCTCGGTGGAGAACAAGTAGCAAAGTCTATCGTTTCTTACATTACTTCATTTAATGAAGCAACAAAAGCGGCTGAGGGTAAAACACCAACAGTCAATAAGGACGACAAGAAGGAGGATGGAGATGGCAAAATAGCCATCTCCCCCTTTCGCGGTCCAGCATATAAATTTGGCTTAAAAACAAATATCAAAGAAGATATCAAATATAAACCAGAAGACGAATTGGCGCGATTTGCTAAAAAACCAATACAACAAAAACCAATACCAGAAGAAGCAGTGGCTATAGTGCCCCCTTCAGCCGAATCTGTTGCTATAGCGAAAGCCCTGTCAAATGACACACAGTTAGGAATAATGGGTGGAATCGCACAAACAGACTGGCGAACCGTCCTATTGACGCCTAGCACCCTTCCTTTCGATGTATACAGCACCACCGTTGGGTTGGGTTACAACTATGGATTTGGTGAGTACTATGGACTGGGTGAAGCCAATGGGTACTCTGCTGGCCCATCCGTACCTTCCCCCTCATCATTATCAGTATTTGCAATTGCACAATTATTCAATACAAGAAAGAGAATATAACACATGAATCGACTACTATTGGCTTCTATCGCATCATTTACAATTTCAGCATCGGCAAGTGCTGGACTTGTTGACGGCAGTTTTGAATCTGCCGACCCGTGGGGATACTCATTCTTTAATGGAGGATATGATACTCCGTGGCTAACCACAGCCCCAGATAATCTTATCGAAATCTGGAACGGTCCAAACATGGGCGTATCTGCATATCATGGAATCAACTTTGCAGAACTTAATGCAAACTACTCTTCCGCTCTGTATCAGGATGTAAATGGATTGGGTGATTCTCAACCAATCAACTGGCACTTTGCCCACCGTGGACGCGATGGAGTAGACACCATGCGTCTTACCATTACAGACTTGGGCGCAGATCAAGCATGGGGTGGTGGTGACGATACTACCCTACACACCGCTCTATACTCAGATGGAAATGCCGCATGGGGTGTATATTATGGAACCATCACTTCTATTGGAAATCTAACTCGATTTTCATTCGAAGCAATTAGTGCAGTTGGTGGTAATACACAAGGTAATTTTATCGACTGGTGTGATTTTGGACCAGGAGTTGTAATTCCTACACCCGGATCACTGGCTCTGCTTGCAATCGGTTGTATTATTACATCAAGACGCAGATTCGTTTAATTTAGAATACAAGTACTTACAGATATAGTACGAATCAACAATATCTGACACCGGACTAGTAATATCCTTCTTGTCCGGTGTTATTATTGATTTCAATAGCATATTGTTTTCAATAACAAATGCATCATACATTTTTTCTTTATCCGCATTACCTTTGCCAGTTGCATACTTCTTCACCTCTGTTGGTGGCATAATGCTTAATGGTATCCCTTTTTGATAAATCTTGTACTTAAGAACACCAGTATTTTCAGCAATGTGGAAAACTTTACCTTTGGCACCATAAGCATATCCTTCCAATGCAATAGCAGAACAACCCAGAAGAACTTCCATTGCCCAATCTGCGATTGTTTCATATCTTTCGATATCACAATCCCAATCAAGGAATGTTT